TCCATGTTATACTTCCTCAAATAAATTTCCAAATTGTGTTGATGCATTCATTGTTTTCTTACCTGTTGCACCTCTTGTTCCTATTATACTCATCCAATACTTTGAATACTCTTCTATTATAGCATCTGCAACACTTCTGTCATCCGTTGCAAATATGGCTTCAATTATATCACGGAACATCACTCTGTCGAAAGTTTCATTTACCAACATGTCTGGTATTATACCTTTATCATACTGTCTGTTTGCTTCTTGTACTGCGTTCACGTGCATCCACACGTTGTGCCCCATCATGATTGCATATGAGAATGAATCCCATGATGTTTTTCCTTCTTTGCCAACTTTGTTTAAATCACCTGGGCCATACACACAAATATCTTTTGCTGTCAGTCCATCTGTAATAGGTGAATCTAAGAAACTTGCGTGTTTGCCTTCTCTAACAAATGCTTCTGCAAATTTTGTGCTGTCTGTGGATAATTTTTTATCATCAATACTTGGCACCATTCTGTACACCCATTTTGTTCTGTCTTCAGTTTCAAGTTCACAATAAATTTGGCCATTGGCAGTTGCAAGAAAAGGAGATGCACAATCAAATGTTACCATAAAGTTTTCATTGTGATATTTGCGTACTGCTCTTTGTATGTCCGTCAATAGTGTGGCCCATTCTAATTTAGATGTGCCCAAGAAATGCATAACATCATGCACACCTTTTTCAAGTAGTCCATCAAAACGTAATGCAACCAATCTTTTCAAAACAAGATGTACATCACACATATTTTGTCCACCCATTGACCAACCATTCAAATGATTACCTGGATGTTGTTTAGGATCACAATAATGTTTCATGTGTTCGTACCATGCATCAGCATCGGAATGATTTTCGCCTTGCAACACATTTAAAAACTTACAAGCACCTGTCCTGTGTTTCATAAAATATTCATTGTTTATGTCAGTGGCCTTGAGTGCTTCATCGTAACTGTTTACTCCAGATGCTTTGGCGCCTTCTGGTGAACGTGCCACCCAAGCAGGAATGTCAAGTATCATACCATAGTCCATAAGTTCGTCCATCCAATGTAACACTGCTTCACGTTTCTTTTGTGCCTTTGGACATGATGCATCTTTCCAATCACCTTCCCATTTGCCCTTACCTATTTGAAATCCGCCTGAGTCACCCAGCACCCATGATGTTGATCTATCACGTTTGCGGAACATATCTTCTTTAGGTGACTCTTTGGATAAATCCAAATCGGCGTGTCCAGCTGAATACAAACACCATTTGTATTGAAACTGGCCTTCATTGGGATTCAGATAGTTTAAACTTTCAACCCCATGGTTGAAGTTTGAGGGGATACGTGAAGGATCGACGTAGTCGGTACTCATCTGTTTCCCAATGAAAGTAGCATAAAATCCACTTGTGGCAGGGAGAAAGTGTGCGTAATCTTTCTGTGCTTCAGTTAGATTAAAATTCATTATTTGCTTTGTGCAGGTAGTATGTAAGTGTATTTTCCTATTCCAGAATCAAGTATTATTTGTAATGCTCCATCATCTGAAAAACTCATTTCACAGTCAGCAGTTTCCAACAGTTTTAATATTTGTGTGACCTGTGCAACTGGCCATGCCCATGCTTTTCCTAGTGTGCCTTCTACACCTGAATGGAAAACAAATTCACCAGCATGTGAGGATGCATCGCCAAACTTAAATTTAAGATCTCCATCTTCTGTTGTCACAGTAAACACATTTTCTTCTGAGTTTGCCTGTGCTTGAAAGTTCAGTCTTTGTACAGCAGGCATGGTTGGCTTGATAGTTACGTGCCAATTTACTCCTCTGAACTTTACTGACTTTAGTTTTTCATTTACTATTTCAGCATTCATAAACCTATAATCATTTTTGAAGTCTTTGTTTGCATTTTCAAAATGCAGTCCTGTTGGCACAACATCACCATTTCTTTCTTGCGTGTTTACAGTTATTTCGGCTTTGTCTCTGTACTCTGGACATTTAAGTATAATGTCTAACTTGTTTAAGTTAGGCATACCAAATGTACCTTTCATTTCTGCAACTGGTTTATTAAATTCTGCTTTCACAACAACCGATCTGTCTTCAGCCATTGCATCCATTTCTGTTTTTGTGTCTTCGCCTACTATTTTCACTAGATCAATAAAGCCTAATGAATGTGTGTGCTTAACAATGTCTTGTAATATATCCTTCATGTGTGTATCTCCTTGTCTTTATTATAGACGTAATTAGATCAAAAGTCAAACAATTTTCTCCATCTTGGTTGGTCCTTTTTTATTACTTTTAAGTTTTCCTGGTTTAATTATATAGGCAAATGTGTAAAAGTCCGCAATCGTGTAATATTCAACTTTAAAACTAAACTTATCACATATTCGAGAAAATATTTCTTGTGTCATGTATGTGATCTTTTTCTCAGTTACTGCTTGCCATTCTTTTTCTCCATCAGCATCTGCAAAATGTATAAATGCATTACCACCTGGCCTCAGCAGTCTGTTGAAAGAGAACATGAATGAATCAATTTGTTGTATACTAAGATATGGAAAATAATCTAGTGTAATAATGTTCCCAATTTGTTCGTGTGGCACTTGCATATCAGGAATATCTCCGTGATGTTCGAGCGGTTTGAATCTAAACTGTTTAGGCTCTGCATTTTTTTCTAAACTTTTTTTAATCTCTTGTTCAATTTCATCTTTGGAATATTTTTGTGACAAGATATACACTAGACTACTTTTAATTCCTAAATGGCAATATCTTAGATGTGTTGGCTGTAAAAACACCATAGGATATTTCCAATCACTTTGTTTTGATATCCAATTTCTTATGAAACGTTTTACTTCAAGTGGATGTTCATTATTCCATTTGTTAAAAAAGTCATCGTCAAAATTATAAACAGATGTTGTGGCTGATCCTGCATCTCTGCTCAACATACTGTATTCTTTGTCAGAACGTTTTAAATAATTTTTTGTAGCAGTAAGGGCAAATTGCAGTTCATTCTTTACATCTTTAAAATTTTCAGAACATGCAAGTTCTAGAACTTTAACCGCTTTTTTAATTTGATGTCTTGATACCATTACCCAAATAATTTATCAAAAGTATTATCAGCTTCTGATGCTCCTAGGTCCCAATTCAACACACCTATTAAGTTATCAAGTTTCTTGTTAATCAGTGTTGTCTCCATTTCATCATCAGCGAATGGCATTTCTTTGAACCATTCTGGAATACGCAATTCATCTGTTGGATATGCAATGGATGTATATCCCATAGGATTGTCTTTAAGTTTACACACGATACATTTTTGTCCATCTATAATGTCCATTGAATATTTGTCATTGTATACTTTTTTCAATGTGTTCCAATTTATTGCCGCTCTCACATGTCCAGGCATGTTGACTTTGCCTTTGCGTTTTTCTCTTGAGTGATACTCTGTAAGTTTGTTAACACGTCTTGGTGATCCTTTTTCCCATCCTGGCTTCTTTTTGAATTCTAATCTGAAGTCAGCAATGAAATCCATAACATCTTGTTCAATTGCTCCTACCAACACTTTGTCTAACACTGTGGATAAAAATTCTTGTATATAGCCTGGTGTATCAGAACGTTTAAGATCTAATCCCATTGCCTTAATTTTATCCACTTTGTTGCCTTCCAAGTCATATATTTTTATTGCATATCTTTTCTTTGTGATGAATAATCCTTTAGATCCAACTACTTCACGTCCAGCACGTATCAATTTACCATATGTGCTAGGACAATTAAATGCATCTTGCATATACTTTGTAAATGACTTATTGACTTCTTCTGCTACCGAATCATACAGTTGTGTGACAGATTCTTCTGACCATGGTATTTTTCCTGCTTCTATTTCTTCTTTCAATGGTTCATATGCAGAAAAGTACACAGAGTCTGTGTCACCATATATCACAGACTTGCCGCGATAGTCATATTCTCCACAAATTATTTCATTTGTTTTCGCCGCCATGTGTTTTGTTATACAACGGCCAGTCAGTGTTGTTGACTGTCCTATCCTTATGTCAAAAAATCTACAACCTGGATTCAATAGTGCACCATACAGTGAATTAAGGTTAATTTTTTTAACAAGTTGTCTTTTGTCCCAAAACTCCTGCTCTACTTTGTTTCCTGCATCAATAGCCTGTTGTAGTTTGCCTTGCATTTCTTTTCTTTCTGCGTACCAACGTTCCAGCAGTCCTGGAATAACTCCTGCAAATTCATGTGAGAAGATTGTGCCATTTGCACTTAAAAACCATGGATGGCCTTGATCAAAGATCAAGTCATACACTTCTGCGGCACTTAATATGTTTGACTCTCCAGTCTCCCAATCAATTGTTATGCTTTGTGCTCTGTCCTTACGCATTACCGCTTGATACTCCTGTGTGCCGAACTCTCCTTCCCATGCACTTGCAAAAGATTTTTTTTCAATATTCATTCTTTCATCCAGCATATGTTCTGTGATATCTTGTCTAAGTTGGCCAACAATGTTCTCATTGCCCATGTTCAATGCACGTATCACACTAGGATACAGCGAATTGATGTCAATTGATCCAATCCAATCATGCAAACCTTTTCTTGGATATGCCACGTATGCTCCTGCCGCTGGATCTGAACCAGGTTCTCGTTTGACTCTATCCGGAACAACCATGCCACGTCTGTGTGCTTCATTGATTATACCTTGTTCTGTCACTGCCACTGCACCCATTGTTGTTTGTATTAGCACAGTGTTTTGGTGGGCCAGTTCATTTGATAAGTCAATAAATTTAAGTTTTGCATCCAGCCTGCCTAACAGTGCTGTGTCTTGTCTATTGTATTCTATAAATTTTTCAAAGTCTTCGTTGTACAGTTGATCCAATGTTCCTTCATATGGAGTCTTCTGCTCTCCAAGTTCATGTTTAGAAATAAAATCTAACGCATACGAATGACGTTCTTCATATGTGTATTTTCTATAGAGTTGCATATAATCCAGATGCACTCTACCAATTATGTCATATGTAATTTCTTCGTTGCCAAAACGTTCAAAAGTTCTTTTGCGTGGAAATGTATTCCAAAGACATAATCTCCTTGTATCGTCTTTTGACATCACTTTTGATATTCTATGCACAGTGTAAGGAATATCAAAACCTTCGGAGTTCCATCCTGACAGCACATCTGCATCTTCTATCAGTGTTATAAATTTGTCTAACATATCTGCTTCATCTGGACACAACATTGTGTTTTCAAACTTTTGTTCAACAATTTCCGGATTAGGATAATTCTTTGGTGGTACTGCAAGTGTTATCAATTGATCTAGCCAATCCAAATACACAGTCACAGATATGATTGGTGACCATGCATCTGCTGGTTTGGCATAGCCTTTGGCAGGATCAAAGTCCACTTCAATATCAAAAAATGCACACTGTAACTTTGGCGTCTCTTTGCCAAGATAGTTTTCTTCTAGACAGCGAAATATTGGATTGATGTCGGACTCATACAACTTTTTGCCTTTGTGATATGCAAGTTCACGTTTGAATTCTTTGCCTTGCTTGGTTGCAATCCTACTGACAGGATTACCATATATGCTTTTGTATTTGCCTTTTGGATCATCATAATATGCAATCCAACGTGCTGGATACTCTTTGAAATGCCGCACACCATCGATGCGTTCTACAACAGATATTTTGTCTGCATCTCTATCAAATAGTGCGTCTACGTAACTCATGTAATGTAGTTTAACACAATCCCTCCTGTGCCTACAAGGAATAAAACCCCATTGGTAACAATTAAGGATGGTTCACGCCACATGCAGGAAACTGCCAGCCATATGAGACCTCCTAGTGCTAGTATGATAGCACCTAATGGGTATATGCCAAAAGCATTTATTCCTGTGCCTACAATTAATACTGAGGTAGCAGTCCATTTGAGAAAAGTGTCTATCTTCATCTTGCTATGTCTAGTAATACTTCTAAGTCCTCAAAATCTTCACGTTCAGCGGCCGCACTGTCTTTGAATCGTACATTTATTGCTTTCATTAACACTGCTGGTTTTATGTTAAGTTCTAGTGCCACAGATTTCACTGTGTCACGCAGACCTTCATTCAAATCCTGCACTTCCTGTTTTACATTTGTGCCTTGTTGTATAATCTGCTTGATCTTAGCTTGATCATCAGAACTAAAGTTAGCTATCGCCATAATAATCTCCTTTTGAAAAGTTTATTATACAATTACAAAATTTATTTGTCTAATGTTTTCTTTT